CCTATACTGTTGTTAATTCAATTTTAGTATTGTCCAATACATTTATTTGCCTGCCACTCATGTGGCGTGCCTGGTCAACGAGCTGTTGTTTTAAGAGGGCAATTTCATTCAGGTATTCATCCGAGTAAATTTCATTTTCTTGGTAGTCAACAACAACAGCATGGATCAATAGTGGAATGCGTTGCTTCCTGCATGTTGGTTTGAAAGTACAATCAGCTGTACAGAAACCTTCATTCCTGCATAGGTGTATCAACATTGGTTTATTTTTTTGTTTTGATATATATTATGTTTTCGGAGGTCGTGAAAGTGGATTAAACCTTCTGCTTGAGCAAAAGAGATTTTCTTGAGATTCCAAGCTTCGAAAGCTGATGATAATTTTTTTCTATTGCTTTCACAATCCACTCCGTCGTGGATCCATCAGGTTCGGTTATTCGTACAGCATCTCCAATTTCAGCATTTGCATCAGTGTAGAGTCTTCTGTCTCCAATCGAGTACTCACCCTCTGGTAAGCGTTGAAGCTCTTTGGCTGTTATCTCCTGCAGATGTCCCTTGATCTCTTGAGTAGTTGTTGATCCCTCAACCCATTCTCCAGTTGATTGATCTGTATAACCTTCTGTAACTTTAATGAGTTCAATCTTGTATGGATAATCAAAGTCAGAAATCGTCATAACTTAGCTCAATCGGATCCTGAAACTTCATTATGATGTTCCTCAGTTCTTCCTTCCAACTCTCAAGCTGGTTCTGCAGGTCCATGTAGTCTATGCTTACCTCACCCTCTCGGATTGACTTGACAGCTCTGTTCCTAATTCTACCGAGAAAAGTCGAAACGAGAAAAATAGAAGCTTGGAGCTTGTGAGCCCTCTTGCCCAGCACTGTTTCTACGTTCACACCTTCAACTTGCAGATATTCTGCACCTTCATCGAGGGCCGATTGAATTGCAGGATCGTCGAATAAGTATGGCTCTTCTATGTCTCCAATCTGCAACCTGACATCGCTAATAGTTGCCGCCATGCGCCCCCTCAGCCTTATGGAGGATCAGTTACTCCCTGACTTCTTCAGAGGTTACAGGTTTAAGGTCGATGATGACGAGATTGCCAGACTTCAACGCATGTTTTACGGCTGGGCTTTGCTCCTTCTCATCTACTGGAATCTCCACTGTATCTCCTCTTTTAGCCTTGAAATTTCTCGTTTCGAGAGTTGTAGCTCTGACTTCAGCCTTCACAGTCTTTTTCTTAGCCATAAGCATCACCTAAAAAATTAAGGTTAGGCTTTGAGCCCCGTGATCACGCAGATGAGTTCAGGGCTGTCGATGACCGGCTCTACCATTGCAAAGTTGAAGTACCTGTTGTCGAGCATCGGGTTGCCGAGCGTCTTGCCATCAACATTGACAGTTGTGAGTGGGATTGCCTCAGCCATGTAGCCAATGTCTTTCCTTCTCAGTACAACTACCTGTCCAACACCATCTGGGTCCACTGCGTTATCGACCACTATGTTGAGCCCTGCGATGGCTGGCACCCTGCCAGTCTCAACAACTCTCGCCTGCAGGTAGTTGTTGTTTCTGACAAAGTCGAACTTCGTGAGGTATTCGTACATCTCAGAGCTCATGATCACATCGGTCGGCTCCATGCCCTCTGTTGCATCTCTTATGAGTCTCTTCGCATGCTCGAGATCACCAAGTGGATCTCCAGCTGTAGGATCTATCCAGTTGCTGCCATCAAAAGTTTGAATGCCCGTAGCATTGAGGATCTCGTTGAATGTCAGGTCGTCCTCGAATCTCCTCATCTTGTAAACAGCCCTGTTGATCTTTCTGTTGACAGTGGTGATTCTCGCAAATTTTCTCTCAAACAGTGTTACATCGAAATAGGCCCCATAGGGTCGGATCGGCTTGCTCTTCTTCGTGTAGTTGAAGTCGAGCTGCGGGAATCCACCCTCTTCGGTTATCCAGTCGACATTGCCTACAATGTCGCCCTCCTCAATCCATGAAACACTGTCACCCTGAACCGTCTCAACACCAAGCAACTGCCTGCCGATCAGAGTTTTCTCGTAGACCTGCTTGACTCTTGCAACAACCACTTCAGGCTGCAAGGCTGGATGATCGGCATATCCGAGTTCCACCATCGTATAGGGGCTTGGGTTCTGCATTTTCACCACCTCACACCAGTATCTGCACCTCTTCTCCATCAGCTCCGCCCTTCCAGCAAACGCCAAGCTTTGCGAGAGCATCTGCAACTGATGCGGCAGCTGGATCGATCTTCACGGCTTTGTTCCCCGTAACCTTGACATAGTCCCCAGCTGCAATCGCTCCGTTTGCGGTTGCCTTAACACATGCCTTGAATGGGGTCTGAACCGCAACCCTGTGCCTTGAATCTAGCCCGTCTGGGGCCTGGTTCTCGTGTATCGATGTAACAAGCACACCGATCGCATTGCCAGAAGCGGAAACCTTAACGGTTTCATCGTCTGATATTTCAACGAAGTCTCCTTGCCTGTAGTAGAATCCGTCGCTATCCTTGGTTGCCGTGGTGTCAACTTTTGCTGGCAGTGGCTGCTTTGTCAGGTCGTAAACAATCGGGCTTGTTGGTTCAGCCATCTCTCACCACCTCCACAGGGCCGAAATACTTTATAGCTAGTTCATGGGGATCGGTCGTTGTTGTGTCGCTGAGACTCTTCTCCGTTGTTTTGGTGAATCTCCTCTCTAAGTCGGCCTTGTACTTCTCCAGCTGTTCTCTATTCAGAGACTTTAAGAAATCCCTGTCAACCTGTGAATTGATCGCGATTATCTCCGCCATCAGATCAGCCTTAGCATCCAGATCTTTGAGCCTCTCGTCTAGTTCCTTGACCATTGCTTGCAGCTCAGCATTCTGTTTCTCGAGATCGGCTATTTTTTCCTGCAAATCTGCCTCCATGTTCTTATCTTCGTCCCCGTCCATATTTAAAGCAAAGTCAGAAAGCAAAGCGAAAGCTTCTTCGAGGGCCTCGAAGTTCGGCGGTGTTTTCTCGAATTCCTTGTAGTGTGCCGCCAGATGTGAGTAGACTTTTCTCTTGTCGGCAGCTGGGATCTGCACTCCACCTCGAGCTCCCATTAAGGCAGCCATAGCAGCTCTTACACCGTTCCACACAACGGCTCCATCACTCGGCCTGTGATGTGGAAGCTTTAGATCCGTGAAGGCATTCGGCGGCATCTTTGGTGACCAAGCGAAGTGGGCGGCAATTCTTCTTTTCTCCTGATCGCTGAGTTCACTCCAGTCTTTGGATGTGAAATCCTGCAATCTCGGCTTGCTCCACGGCGTGTTTATTTCTGCCTTCTTGTAGCCAGACGGGTTGTTCGGCACAACACCCAAATCCACAACATCCGAACTCATGTCACTCATATCAAAATCCTCCTTCTCGTTTAGCTCGCCGATAATGCGAGCATTACTGTCAGCAGGTTCCAAAACAACAGCAATGTGGATCAGCTTCAGATCCGTAATCGAGTTATCATCCCTCAGCTGCCCTCTTACTCTGACGCTGAAGTATGTGTTATCAGGATCCTGCTTGACCCTCTCAGCCACTTCCTTGAGCATAGGGGTAAAGTTCCAGAATTCCACATCTGCTATCGCTGCTCTTCTTTCTTCATCGTAAGCCAAGTTGAACGTTGAACCTACTTTATCAAGGAACCTGTAAGAATGGTCCAGAACGAGTGGTGCAGCGAAGTATTCTCTGCTTTCCCGCCGCTTGAGTTCGATAGCATCTTCAACCATCCTTCTGATCTCTTCTCCGTTGAAGACTATGCCGTTGTGAATGCCCTCTGAGACCGCCACAATTCTCCGCTTTAATGGTTGATCCTGTGGTTCATTGCCTAAATCAAAGACATCTGGTATTACTGCTTCTTTTGCAGAGACTGTTAAATCGACAGTCAATTCCTGCATGAAGTATTCTGTTTTGAAGGAAAATATAAAGAAAAGTCAGAACAGAATGGCTTTCAATTCGTTTTCTTTGAGACTACTCAACTCCTCGTTAGAGAACAGACTAACTGCAGCCTCCTCAACATCATCATACAGCTTGATCTTCCTAACAAGCTCGTCATCCATTTCTATGAAGTATCTGCCATTCTCCTTAACGATCCTGATCTTGGCATCACCCTCATTGCTGCTAAGCAATATTTTAAATTCTTCATCAGGCTCATCGTAGAACTTGATAAAGTACACTCCTTCTATCACACCGAGGTTCCGCAGCAAATTTTGTGAATTAACTCTAACGAGCAAGTTCTTCACCTTCTCTCAATATCTTGTTTAGTTTTCTTCTGCTTATCCTATACGCTGTAATAACTCTTAAATCTTTCTTTCGTAGAACTACTTGCAGGATCCTGTTGTCTGGGGTTTCCCAAACAGTAACGATATCGCCACGGTATTTGAACAACTTGCCCTCTCCCTTCGCCCTCAAAACTTCATTGAGAGTGAATGGTCTTTTTCCAGTCTTTTTTGAAATGTCTTTTAGAATGTGGTCTCTGTAAATGTGGATGAACGTAAACTCCCCTTGCTTCTTTGAATAAAAGAAGTTCTTATCGAGTGTTTTAACTACATCTTCAGCCATCTGCTGTGCCTTCATACCAAGGATGTGTCCGAGAATTCGATAGTTCTTGTTTCTGAACCTGCTTTCCAGATTTGATGCAAGGTTAAGTAGCTCTTCTCTGCTTTGCGGATTTACTTTTGCTATGAATGCAATGTTTTTATTAATCTTCCACTCTTCGTATGTCTGCCTCGCCCATTCTTGCTTTTGTTGCTCGTAAACTTCTTCGGGAGTATCGTACTTTGGATTATCGAAAAACGGAATCGGACGACATCTGCAGTTCGGCTCTCCCATCACCTTCAAAGCGAGCTGCTCTTCATGGCTACCAACTTCGAAGACTTTGCCGTGTAATGCAAGGTGATGGGGGTGAGTTCTTTCATCGGCAACAGCCGTATATCTCCACTTTCTTATTCCTCCTGCTTTGTATCCTTCGATGTGGCCTAAAGCATAGGCTTTCTTCATTGCAGTTCTTGCGAGCATGTCCGCATACTTCTCTGTTGAAATGGTAATGTTCCGCTTGATCTTTTTTCTGATTAGCCTCATCTTGCCAGTCGGAGAAACCTCAACGATTTCTCTATACTTGTCAGCCCGCTGGAATGGGATTCGCTGCCCGAATGTCTTTAGCTTTTCCTGGAGCTGCTCCTTGATCTGCCAGTAGCTTAAATTGTTCCTGATGCCTTTCTCAATCACATCTGTGAGATCCTTAGCAAGAAATCCGAATGATTCTTCCAAGATAGGAGCCAGCTCATTGATCACAGCATCTAAGCCTTTAACACTGATTGATGTTGGCTGTATTGGAAGCTTTAGTTGATCGATAGCCCTCTCAGCCCCCAAATAGTAGCCCACTGTGATGTGCCTTGCCAGCAACTGAGCAACTCTTTTCCTAGTCTCAGCGGTTTTGGCTGTAATCAGTTCCTGGAGGAGCCTGAGAGCTTCTTCTTCACTTGGTGTAAGCAGGTCAATAACCAAGGGCCCTTGCGAGTTCATTTCTGAGTCTCCTGATCTCTTCTGCAAACTCTTCCCTTACCTCGACCGAAGTTCTCAAAACTGGCTTTGGAACTCCCTTCTGCGTTGCCAGATCGATAGCTTTCAGTTTCTCCGAGAAGTTCTGCTTCTCTTCCTCTGGGATGGGATAACCGAGATCCTCAAAGAACTTTGCAAGCTGACCTTCCGTCATGTACTGCACGAGCGGGATGAGTATCCTCACTTTCTCGAGCTGATCCTCAGGCGTTAGATCCTCGAACTGAAATTGTGGGGCCTCAACTCCCTTGCCCAACTTAGCTTCAACATATGGTTTAATCAATTGGTCCTCAAGGATTTCGGCAAACAGGGCTCTCTCTGGGCGGATGTCTCTTTCAAAGAATTGTAATTGAACCTCTCCCACCGATCTGTTGGACGAGGTTGACTCGGTAAACGAATCAGCAAAGCCCATAGCAGCTATGAACTGGTCCTCGACATGCTGCTGGGCTCTTATCACACCCACCGGATTCCCCTTAGGCTCGAGCGTGTCAATGCTTATTCCCTCAGGCAGGAAGATGTCCAGACCTGCTTTGATTCCCTGCTTAATCGTGTCCATCACAGCTTTCCTCTTGGGCCACCACTCCTTGCTGAAGGTGAAGACCAGCTTTGGATCCATGTGTCTCTTGCCCATGATCGCTTGGCTTTTCTCGAGGCCGAGCTTGTTCATGATGATCGTGTAGTTCTCTCGAAGCAGAGAAACACCGTCTGGAGAGTCGTGGTCTGGGTAGCGTGGGATGAAGATCAGCTCGTCAGGCTTGAAGAAGATTGCTTTTCCTTCGTTGCGTTTCTCCCAGAACTGGACAAAGCCGATTATGTTATCTCCCGTATTTGGTTTCAGCTCTGAAGCATAGTCAGCATATTCCGTTTTTGAGAGGTACTCTTTCAGCTCCTGAACATCCTTCTCATTATCTCTGAAGACTTTCATCGTTTGTGGGGCCACTATTTTGACCTTCACGAGGTCTTTTGAGTTGCCCTTGATTTCCCAGACGGGTTCGATGAAAGTTCTGCCGTAAACGAGCCAGTCCTTGAAAGCGAGGATTAACTTAGTTTTCAGGTGGACTTTTCTGGCCATCTGTCTTACGACCTCTAAAGCTTTCTCATCACCGCCAGCGAAGTCAAAGCTCATCGCATTCT